CTGATCAATTCAAAAATTATTTATTTTTACCTATTGAAATTCCTGATACTGATGGATTTTTAACAAATTACTATTATTACAAAAAAGCAGATCTCGATCTTAATTTCCTGCCCAAAGGATATCTACCAGTTAATATTAATGGCAAATTTTATTTTAGATTTAAGCCCTATTTATCTACTTTCAAATTTACAAATGTATTTTTAGGTAATGATAAAATGCCAAATAAGGTAGCAAAGATAATTTCAGAGACCATCTTTAATAGAATAAATTTTTTTAATGAGTTCAAAATATTCAAATTTGATCCAATTAAAAAATCAGATTTGGTTACTAATCTTTTAAACGTACCAATTCAAGAAGGAACATATAATTTTTTAAAAGAAAAAGGATATATAACCAATAATCCTAATCCAAATTGTCTTGAAAAGGTTGGTATCGGAAAATGTGACTTAGAAAGAGGCGAAACTTACACTGAACCAGTTTGATATTGATATATTTATTGTTTAATTTATCTAATAAATAGATAGTAGATAAATTAACCATGGTATCAAGAAGAATAATCTTCTTTTCCACATATTAATTGATAAGCAGTTCCGTCATTATTCCATTTAGTAGTACAGTTATTCTCAAGATAATGTTGATATCTGGCTTCATAATCACCTTTAAAAGCAAAATCAGGTGTTTTTAGAAAAGGATATTTGGTTTTGTCTTTTTGTTCTTCACAACAATCTCCCAAATCAGTGAAGGCTTTCCATTTTTTACTACCGCAATTATAACAGAATGGTTTACCAGATTTAACGGGAGCGTAGAAATGATAACCCATGTGTTTCATATTGATAGGTAATTGACAACGTCCATCTGACATACATTTTCCAAACTTATTGGGATAATTCTTGTTGGCTTCATTAAAAATACAATCACTATCTTTGGCACAAGGTTTATCCCAAATGCCAGACGCTTTAGGTCTACCGTACATGTCCAATCTGCTTTCACAATCTTTTTTATTAGAAGCGTAAATAACATAGTTACCAGGTGCTGCCGGATTTTCATAATAAAGAGGATCACGATTAAAACATGCATGTTTGGTATCCAATTTATCTACAATATTCCTATTGTGTTTATAAGTTTTAATAGCGACATCAACCAAGTTATTATCATTCACAATAGGTCCATCATTTTTATAATAAGGATTTAAATTAAGCTGAGCATCTGCTTTTTTAAAACCATCATGAAGTAACACTTTATCTAATGTTCCTCCTCCAACTGGTTCAACCTTTTCATAATAAAAAGGTTCTCCCTCATCACGTACATTATCAGTACTAGTGCTTGATGCTAATGGACTAGCAATGAATTTAACAAACATATCATAATAGACATCACTATTTTGTCTAAAAAATCGTCCAATCACAAGATAACGATAATAATTATTAGTGCTTTTTTCAATTCGAGTTATTCGATGTGAATAAAGAGCGTAAGTTGGGACATTAATACCACTGGGATTAATATTATTATTCTTTTTATTCCAGTTATGCATATAAATTTTATTAAATTTTATTAATAGATCACGTAATCCATTATTGATATTAGCAATTGGTGAATCAAATCTATTTTTGAAATACATTGGATTTTTGATTAGACCATCTTCATGCCATGTGGATTCGTTAATCTGATAGAGAGTAAATTTTCCGAGTTTCATCTTTTCAAATTTACCCATTTTTAAGTAAGGAATTTTAGTTATAGGTGTTTGAAGTTGCTGTACAATATTATTTAGTACATTGCTATTTTTTAGATTTTGACGATAAAAATAATCAGGAATTTCGAGAGATAAATCAGTCATATTGAGATATGAAGCTTGTTGTTTGATTTCTGGATCTTGTTCTTCAGTTGCACATGATAATTCATATTTATCTTTCATTGATAATGGTGTATAGTTGAGAGAAGGATCTTTAAGTAAATATTTTTGAACAAAAGAAAATAATTTGCCTTTTGTTATAGGTAGAGTATTACCATACAATACTACATCCTTATCTTGATCCGTATTTATTCCTTTAACTCTTTCTTCTTGTGCTTGTTGTGCTGTCTGAATATTTTTAGCTTCATACGACCCAACTGAAACACTATGATTAGTACTATTGGGATTTTGAAATGATTCAATTGAATTTGATGTTGAAATATACCATTTATATAAAAGAGTCAGAAGTGACAATACAAATATAATAACTATAAAAATCATTAATCTTATCATTGTAATTATTATTTTTTTACTTTTATTAATATAATATAATTTATTGAAGAATAAATTTATCACAAATTACTTACTATATAATGATATATTAGTTGAATATTAGTTGAATATTAGTTGAATATTAGTTGAATATTAGTTGAATATTAGTTGAATATTAGTTGAATATTAGTTGAATATTAGTTGAATATTAGTTGAATATTAGTTGAATACCAGTAATTAGATTGATTGGCTTGATTAGACTTATTTATAAAAAATGTAACTGGTAACTTTAATTAACAAAAATTTCTTTTATTTTAATCCGCCAATCTGTAGAGCAGTCAGCTTTAGAAATTAGTAATGGATTTTTTAGACAACTATTATGAAGAAAATCATCCTTGTTATGTCTATCAGGGTAAGATTTTTTAGTTTTAATGGGTTTTTTGACTATTTCAGTAAAAACAGAATTGCGTATAAAACATGAGGAAGTTGGAGAAGAAGTTAATTTCTCACCTCGTCCAAAAATGAATACTCGTAAATGTACCGCAAATATATCCATATAAGAAAAACCATACAATTTTTTTAATTTACGTAAATCAACGATTTTAGCCGAATGAATCGAAGCCACATCATTTTCTATTGGATGAAGATTATTTATCTGTTCGTCATTAACAAAATAGATGAATAAATTATTTCTAAGGCTCTTATCAATAGTAGCCAGACTGCTCAATAAAACGAAATTTGAATTGTCTTCATTTATTTTAATTCCAGTTTCTTCGTAAAGCTCTCGAATTGCTGCTTGACGAAGATCTTCACCATGTATGACACTTCCTCCTGCAAAGTTATATTTTTTAGAAACAAATCCTTTTGTCGGATCCTTTGAAAGTCGATAGTTAGATGGATCAAGATTATCCAAATCTTGATCTTTAAGCCTTCCAGAATACTCAACACGAACATAAGATGAATTGCATACAAAAATGAGTCTGGTTTCGGGATTAATACTCCCATTCGAATTCGGGAGAATAAATGATTCTTTTTCGCTTTCGGGTACAATTGCAATTCTAACTGTTTTTTTACTATCATTCATGAATTTTTTAATAGGTAAGTAATCACCTCCTGAAGTTAAATAAAAAGGTTGAAAAGGAATATCGGATTCATAAATAGTCCGGAATGAAGAAGAATTCGTTATAATACGATTGAGAGAAATTTTATTGAAAGATGATTTTATATCCAACTTAGCTTCCTTGATTAATTCTTTAAAAAGATTCCGAGAAATCTCGGGAAAATACACTGCTTTGCCAGTATTAGACTTTTTGACATTCATAACTGTATGTCCGTTATATTTTGTATAAAAAAAACTATACCGAGACTTGATAACCATATGCAAATTTAAAATTTGCAATTCTGATATTTTATGCATCAATTTTTATTCATATTGATCGTTTTCTTCACCTTCTAATTGATTTTCATTGATATCTCCGTAATCTTCACCTTCCTCTATAGTTATAGATTCTTCGTCTGGAGTATCTTCCATATCTTCAATACGTTGTTGAATCGCAATATCTGTTGCCTCTTTACCAACTGCTTCCAATTCTTGTTTGACAACTTCGATTACATGCTTTCGAGTGTCTTCTTCTTCCGCAATTATTTTCTCTTCTTTCATTTCTTCTTCAATAATTGTCTCAATATCATCAGTACTACCGACTCCAGTCATTTGAATTTGAACTATGCGTTTGGCTTTTGCATCATCGAATAGACGTTGTCCAAAACTATCAATCTCGCTATATTTGATGTCTAATTCTTTCTTTTTATTATCAATCATATCGAGCACAGTCAGAATAAATTGTGCGATTATTTTACGTGCTTCCTTAGTTCCAATATCACGTATTTCAGTTTCATCATAATTTCCCATTGAATCATATAGAGTAATATCTTCTTCAATTTCAGTACCAGTCACATTTGAAACATCATATTCTAAAAAATCGGATAACTGTTCTAGAAGAAGTTCCATCATTGCATTGACAGCTTGAGATGGACTAAAACTAGATGGTAAAATAATGTTGGTATAATCACGATTATAAATATCAGGAGTTCCAACCAAATTAGCAATATCTTGAATCTTATGTTTGAATTGAAGTCTTTTAAAAATTTTATTATAACCTGGAACTAAAAATTTACTCATATGATCATATTCTTCAAATACTGTTTTTTGTATGTCTTGTGAAACTTCTGAAGTTACACCTTCAATTTCAATCATAATATTTCGTTTATCATAACGATTTGCAATTACTGATACATATTTGCGAAAGTATTCATTAAAATATTGTTTAAGCCGCATGAGACGTTCCTGTTCAATTATGATATCAGTGGTAATAATTTTTTTTGCTGTAGCTTTTTCTTCTTCCAATTGATTTTTAAGTTCCGTTTCTCTTTGAAAATAAACTGGAAGATCTTTTATAATATCTTCATAATGTTCTTTTTGAGTTGTATCACCGTCCTTACCCAACATAGTAAAAATTTTGTCAATTAATTCCATAGATTTACGCTCAATATGACTCATTTCTATTGTGGAAAGTGGTGTAGTTTTAATTCCTGAAATAAGAGGCATTTGAGGTTTGTAGTAACGTGTGTGACGTTCAGTAATTGCTTGTAGCAGAATTTCATACTCTTCAGTACTATGTTTTTTATCACGAATCTCTCCTTCAGTCAATTGACATTTTATACATTGCTCCAATTCATTAAATTGATGTTTTTCTCCATTTGAAATTCCGATATGACAATAAGTTAAAAATTTAAACTCAATAAGATTTTCAAATAGCTCTTGATTAAAAAAATCCAAAAAACGCATATGGCGAGTATATTCAGGAAAATGAAGATAACTAATAGCACCTAATTCAACAATTTTATCTTGAAAAACTAATTCAGTTTGAAATCCTTTTTCAATTGTATTATTAAGTTCTCCTTTAGTCATTTCATTAATGGGATAGTCATAATTATGATAATCATCCACTGAAGCCATACAACATGAATTTTCAGGAAATACTGGAAGAACTGGGAAAACAGTTTGTTGGCTTTCAATGTATTGTTGCATCATTTCAGAGATATCGAGTGAAATATTAGCCATGTATTCTTTTATGTCATTGCGAAGACTCTCAATTATTTTAGGTTTATTAGATGTAGCACTCTTTAATTCTTTAATAAATTTATCCAAAACCATGTCTTCGACATTTGTGAAACGACTTGGTAAAAATGTTTTTTCATCTGCTAACGAAATTTCACTTTCTGTTATTGATTTTTCTTCGAGATAAATATCACGTTGACCGTACAATTCTTTAATATTAGAGAATTCACTACGAAATTTTTCATGAATCATTGAGATCTTTTCTTTGATATTATCCAGATTAAATGAAGCCATACTAGTTTTTCCTTTTATTTCAAGTTTGACATCCATCATTCCAGTTTCTTTTACCAAACAAGCCATAAAATTAATACCATTTTCATTATCAAATCCACTAAATGCACATCCAGTAACCATTTTTCCATGTCGATATGGTGGTACAGCTGTTTGAAGTGTAATAAGAAGACGTGAAACAATTGCACCAATACGAAATGGTGATGAAAAAACAGGATACATTTGACGAACCCGTTCAACATCAACCGTTTTTTCTTCTTTTTGAGCTTTCAAACGTTCTAATTGAACAAATTTATTAAGATCAGGAATATAGTTGTCATAATATCTAATAACATCCACAATAATTTGTAGCAAATCATTATATTTTAAAACAAGTGCCATTTTGTCAGTCAATATTAGAATTCTTCCACAAATAAACATAGCATCTTTAAGTTGTTTAGGACGAATACCCAAATTAATCATTTCACGACGAAATTCCAAACCAACACAATCAACTTTACGATAAGAAGTGTAGTTTTCTTTAATTTTTTTTGCTTGTTCACTTAAAACTTCTTCCAAACTTCGTTCCTGACGATGTTGATCAGGAATCCAAATCGTAGTACGTTTAATAACATTTCCACTCTTATCTAATCCTTCGGCTTCGTCATATGCTTCAAATTCTAATGAATAACCACAAACACGACATGTTTGAACTCCATGAGATGCCAATCCTCGATCACCAAATTTATCTAACATTTCAGTTCTGACTGCTTGTTTTTCACTGTTTGTAGTTCCTAAATTCTCACGTCTCATATAATCCCAATGTCCACATGTCATTGGATGTTTATATTTACGTGAATAAATCCAATTATCAATTAGCACACCATCTTTTTCAATTAAAGTATAAATAAGACGATTGCGTATTGGAATATTTCTGATGGTCAAAATACGATTATAAAGAGGGTTATTATATTGATTAATATCAAAAGAAATATCTTTATTATTAGCTAAATTTCCATTACTCTGTAATGATTTTAAAGATGATTCGGATTTATTATTAGAACTATTCCTCGAGCTTGAATTGGAATCGGAATTCTCATTATCTTTTTGGAGTTCATTACTAAAATCAATGTCCGTACTACCTGTAACTGAATTTTGAATTTGAACTTCTAAATCGTTATAATTTGTTTTATTTTTTTCGATTGATTTATCTGTAAATTTAATAAAACGATTAAGTTTGAGTTTGGCATCTTCAAGCGAAACTTCTAATTTTTTAATATTTGTTTGATTCTTAATTGAATAATATAAATCTTTTAAGCCAGCTAACATCTTTTTATTAGTAGTTAATCGTTGATAAAGACGATAATATTCAGATGAAACACATTTACGTAATTCTTCATACATACATGTTGTTTTATTTAGTTCAGTGTCGACTAGTTTTTTACCTTCTTGAATACAAATATCACGTTCATTAAAGAAATTAGGATCACGTACCCATTCATTATTTTCCCAAATATAAATCTCACCATTGTAAACATCATTAGATCTAATAATACAGTAGTCGCCATCATTAAAAAACGAATTTATGAATTTATTAGTTTTAAGTTTGTAATATTCTTCATCACGTTTTTCTAATGATTTATATTCTTTTGTGTAATTTAATTTAAAAGAACCACAACCATCTTTATTGGCTTTATCTTTATTCTTTTTTTCCTCAATCTCAAGTTCTTTTTCTTGTTTAGCTACTTGTAATTCTATTTCTTTTAATTCCTTTTCTATTTCTGCCAAATCTTTCTTATCTTCGTTATGAATATTTTTGGAGATTTCTAGAGTAGCATAAGTATAAAGTAAATTGCCATTGTCAGGTTGGCGTGAAGCCCAATCAATACGATTAATAATTGAATCAGTTTTCATTCCATAAGAAATATAAGGTGAATAGTATTTTTTAATTAATTCAGATTGAATATAATTATCTGATAAAGGATTACTTAGATCTTTGAATTTTTCTTGTTCAATTATTTGTTTTTCCCTTTGTTCTTTTCTAGAATTCTGACTATTATTTGATTGGGAAAAATAACTAATATTAAAATCTTTAAGATTTTTATCCATAATTGAATAAAGTTTCATGGTTTGTTCATTATTTAAATCTTGGAAGCGAATACCGTACGGTTCCAAAATAATATTAACATCTTCTGGTGTTAATACTTCTAATAACGAATTATTTTCAATTTGAAGAATATCTTCAATAGATGGAAGTACTGTATCTACAAGCGAACGTTTTTCGGATTCAGTAATTTTGATATTATCAAAAAGGTATAACTTACCATGCGGAAGTTTTTCATTAACAGGATATTTAGAATATTCATTATTTCCTGATTTGGAATTACTAGCTAAAATAGCTTTAAAAGATGGAGTTGATGTTGTTGATTTTTTCTCTTCGTGTTTTTCAATATTATAAATTTCCATATTTAGTGGAACTGCGGCATAAATAGTACCATTTGATTTTAAATCGGTAATATGATTAGTATTCAAATCGATTGTAAAACTATTTTCATCAATTACACGTAGAGTTTTATCTTGTGATTGACAACTATAACAACCATTAATAGTAGGTTGACTCGTATTATCTCTAATCATTATAGCGGAACGATTTTTAAGACCATGATTTGGTACAGTAATTATAGCATTATTGCCAGATTTAATATTAGTTATTTTTCCAATTTCGGCAAAACGATAAAAGGGATTCTCACCACGATCAATATCAGTTAAACGTGTAAAAGAGTCTGTCGAAATTTCTGGTGGATTATAAACATAATTTTGATTAACAGGAAGAACAAGAAAACCAACGACATTAATATCTTCACCATCCAATATAATATTACGATCGGTGCGTCTTTCACGTGTAATTTCGTCAAAAACTTGGTAGTTAGTGTAAAGCGGTCCAAGAGCCATACGATTTTCCCAACGCTTATTAGTTAAATTAAAATATCTAACCACCTTATTGGGTCTTTTAATGGATGCATTATAACCTTTATTTTTGTTATCTGAATTAATAAAAGGGCGAATATCATGAAAAAGTTGACGATAATATTCTTCATAAGTAATTTGAGATTTGGCATATTTATCTAGGAGTGTTTTTTCTAGACGAACTAAATCTTTGGGATCTTCTAATTTAATTCCATATGAAGTAGTATCAGCATCGACATGAATATGAGATTCATCATTTAAATCAATAACATCGCTATCATTTACACCAGTTCCAATTTTAATATAAACACGACGTTTATCAAGAACTATTGGTACAATATACGATGCATTAAAAATATCATTGCGATAATTTCCTAAATACTTATACCACCCAAGCCCACGTTCTACTACTTCCATACCATAATTTTTAAGTTTAATGAGTTCTTCAACTTCGCTGTATACTTTTTGCTGAAGAAAAATATTATTTTGCTGATTGAGAGGAAGAAGTTTCATGAGAGAAGCTTCCAAATCTTTTTTATAAATAGTGTCATCTTGATAGACACGTTGAAACTCGGGTATAACTTCTTTATTTTGAATTGTTATCACTTCTTCTTTGAAAAAATCATCGCTCGTTGTCTTATTCCCAGTTTTCAATTTAAATGAACCATTTGTAGTTGCATTACTCATTTCAATTTCTTCATTTGTATTACTGATATCTGAATCACTTTCACCAACACCACTATCAGTGTTATTGATATTATCATTTAAAGGAGGAATATTAACTTTATTATCTATCTTTTTTTTACTTTCTTTAGAAGATTGTGATTTTTTTCTTTTGTTTTCATCATCGTTTTCATTGATTCCGCTATTATCATTACTAGTACTATCAGTATTATTAATATTATCATCATTTTCTATTTTCTTCTGTTCTTCTTTCGTTTTTTCAATTTCTTCATCTGTGATTTTATTAAGTTCATCGTTTTGATTTTCAAGAAAACTATTGGTATTATTGTTTTCTATTTTATTTACTATTACTTTCTTACTTCTTTCTGTTTTTTTAGTTATTCTACTTGACATTAAATCTATCAAATCAATATGGTCTCTTTAATAGTACCTATTATAATATTACGTAGATATTTTTAGCCTTTAAGCTTAACTACTTAGGGAATTTTCTGAGAGAAATAATCTTAGTAATTATTATTACTAAGATGATTCCATCCAATTTAAATATAAATTTTTTAACAAATAAAGTAAATGAAATGGTAACTAATATGGGTTCATTTTTTAACACCCAAAATATCAATAATTCGAGTAAAACTAATTCCAATGGAACTATTAATTACCAAATGCTATTAATTTATATTATTATTTCCATAGTTGTAGTCTATTTTATTTTTGGTTTGTTAAAAGGACCTATTGTAATCATAATTGGTATAATTTCTGGATGGATTGCTTATAAATCTTTTACTAATTAAAATGAAATAACAGAATCACTTTTGTTTTTCAATCTCTTTAATTATTTTAACCCAGTTTTCATTTAAAATATTGATGATATTTTTAATTTGATCAATAAGTTGAAGATAATACTTGTGTGCACCAATAAGTGTATTCTCTTTTTTATCTAAAAGTTCAACACGAATAATCACACGTTTATCGAGTGGATGTGGAATATGATAGCCACCATAAATAGTCTTTTTGGAAAAATCTAACTGAGCATAAGTCGCAAGTAAATTACCTAGAGTATCATCTTCTCCAACCAAAATTAAATCCCATTGTGTAGCATTATTTGGTGAAGCAATAACTTTAGCTTTTTCAGTATCTGAAGTTTCAAGTGCTTCCTTTATTTTATTGAGACGATCAAATAGAAAAAGAAGACCATTACTAAAAGCTTGTTCTGGCGAATAAAATCCATTTGACTCCAATTCAAATTGATATACTTGAGGAAATTCGTTTTTGTTAGTCAAATATAGTTTATTAGCTTTTGATTGCAGGAAATTATGCTCATCATCTGGACGTGGTAATTGTTCCTCGCCAAATAATCCAGGTGTAAGAGATGTATCACCATCTTTTAAAGCCCATTTAATTTTTTCTTCATCACGCTTGAAACTATAGAATACAATTTGTGATTCAGCACATCCTCGAAGTTTTCGTAAATCAGAACCAAGTACTTCTTTAACTTTTGCTCGGAAAGAGATGGATTGCGATTTTCGAAGCTTCCCAATAATAGTTTCAGGGAATGGAATAATAGCCTTAACACAATCTTCACTCAACTCTTCTTCACCATTATAAATCTTACAGTCACCATAATGATAAGTTTTCATGTAAGAATCAGTATTAGAAGCTTCCCAAACAAATCTCAAACGAGATAAATCATAATCCCTTAATGCCTCAACATTAAGAGCACAATTAACCAAACGATGAGAAAGCATGTCGTTGTGAAGCATACTAGAATTTTCTTTGAACTCAATCGAATCACGATCAAAAATAATTACTGGAACATATTGTAAAATAGTACGACGAATACCATTAATAAGAGCTGGCGCGAGTTCTGGTTCATTATCATTATTTAACACATCGAAACAAAGATGAGCATTATAACCATTATTTGGATTATATTCTGTTAAGGTAAAAAATGGATTTGAACGTGTAGAACTCATATACTATTGAACAGAAATTAAATAGTAACTAATTTATTAGTACCTAATTGATTAGTACCCTGTGTTTTTATACTAATATCAAATGATATATTGAATAAGTTATTATTGCTAAAATTCAGTTTTTTATTGAAGGTTGGTTTAGAACTTTGTTATATTATATTGAATAATATATTATAAGTCGATTATCTGTTAGTCTATTTATTTATTGTAAAGGGAACAGATTAATTATAACCAAAATAATAAAATAAAATAAATTAAGTTAATGAATAAGAAACATCTTACACCTGGTATGATGGCAGGAATGGGTCCTACATATCCCAATGGTACAAACCCTAATTTTATGAATCGACCTGCCAGTGGTAGACCTCAATATCAACTTGGAACTGATCAAAGGGGTAATAATCCAAAACAATCTATTCAAATGAGACATCCCAATATGATGCCTCCTAAAGGTATAAATAATAGCAATAATATGGGAGAAAGAATACCAATGCAACCTCGTTTACAACCTGTACGTCAAATATATCGAACTGGTTCAACAACTAATAATAGGATAGAACAACCTGATAGACAATCATATTCACAATCCCAACCACATACAAATAACCCTGAAGATGATAAATTGCGTTATCTTTTGGTCTATCATTCTAATGTTCAACAATCCATTAATTTTCGTGATAAAGTAATGAAATCACCGGTTTTTCAAAAAATTACTATTAAACCAGTTGACGCTAATGATCCAGAAATTCGCAAAAGTCTATCTTCTGAAGTCAAAAATGTACCAACTTTAGTTGGTATGAGAGTTAAAGATAGGAATAAAAGAACATTTATTCATCCTCATCAAGTAGAAGAATGGTTACGATTAGCTAATGAAAAATATGGTAATTGCTGTGATTTACCTGGTTATGAAGCAGATCCATTTTCAGATAATTTCTGTGAACTAAGTGATTCTACAATGACTCTAGATCCAACAATTGGTACTAAAATTAATCATAAAAATGACCGTTTTGTTTCATTTGATCAAACAGATACTCTCATTATTGATCCCCATGACACTAATGCTATTGCCCCCACTCGCAATCCTCCTCGTGAAAACGGTGGAATAAAACGACCTCAAATTTCCAATAAATTTTCTTCTGATCAATTTAATGAATTACAAAAAGAATATGAACAAAAACGTAATATCCCTGCAACTAGACAACAATCCCATAATATTCCTTCCGGAACTAATTTCCCTCAACCTATAGAAACAAGAGAAGCTGGTCCTGATATGACTCAATTA